AATTAGGTGTTGATAAAGTAATGCGCTTATCAGGCGCTATGGCTAAAGATGGTGTAACTCAATCTAAGTTAGATGAAAGTGTTACTCAAATACCCTATGCGCTAAGATTAACTAAAAAAGGTAAAAAACAAAACATACCTATTTTAGACAGTAAATTAAAGAATGTCTGGATAACAGAAGATGAAGGTAAAAAGCTTAAAACATTATTTGATTTTTCTAAACCAGCAGATCAATTAGGAGGTTTTTTTAATAATATTTCTGCTCTGCAAGGTTCTTTAAAAGCAGGTAAAACACTTTACAATCCATTAGGAATAGCAAGAAACTGGATTGGTAGTATAGGATATGTTGCTTCCTCTGGTAATATTAAATCTATACAAGAAATTACAAAATATTTTAATAAATTAAATGTGTCCTCAAAAGATAAATTAATAAAAGAATTTATTGAAGATGGATTTTTAGAATCAGATATTAGAATGAACCAAGTAATGAGAAGACTTGGAGATATTAGTGGAGAAGGTGGATTTTATAAAGAGTTATTAAGAACAGCAGGTTTGTCTGTTCTTGGAAAACCAGGAAAAGTAGCGGCAAAAAAATTAAGAAAAGCTTTTGTTCAAGGTGATGACATAGCTAAATTTCTTGTTTATTTAAATGAAGATAAAGTATTAAATAAAATATATAATGCGTTCACACCGCGACAAAAGAAGCAACAACTTCAAATATTGGCGGATACTTTTGGAATTGCTAATCCTAAAAAACAAGATTATGTAAAAACATACAGAAACATTAATGCTAAAAATCTTACTCCTATCTATTCTCGTGTTCCTGCCATCTTAGAGATGACAAGACGAATACCTGTTATAGGTAACTTTACAGCTTATCCAACAGAAAGATTAAGAAATACATATAACTTATTTAAAACTGCTGCTAATGAAATATCAACAGGTGTTGAAACTGGTAATGATGTTTTAAGAAATAGAGGATTAAGTAGACTCTTACAGTTTCAGGCAGCGAAAGCCGCTCCTTATACTGCAGCATATGCTATTACAGCGGCTGTGAACGATGAAGATGTAGAAAAGGTATATGACAGAATAAGAAAACAAGTCCCATCTTGGGCAAAAGATAATGCTCTTATAGGTTTAGGTAAAAATGATGAAGGTAAAGATCAGTTTATGGATTTAACTTATCTTGAACCAGACAGTTATTTATTAAGTTTAGTTACACCTACTATATTAAAAGCATCTAGAGGAGAAGATGTATCAAAAGATTTAGATGAGGCTGTTAAAACTGCAGCAGGTAAATTATTAGAACCTTATTTTTCTCCATCGCTACTAGTAGAAGTAGCAGAACCTTTTGGGTCAGGAGTATTAAAAGCAGTTAAAGGTGACTTTGACGGTGCCTCTAATGACATTTCTAATGCGACTAGAAAGATAGCTAAAACAGCCATGCCAGGATATGCAAAGATGGCAACAGATATAACTGTTGGAGACACAAATCTTGCTAATTTAGTTATGTCTGATGAGTCTTTTTCTGAATTAAAAAATACTATGTATGCAGTTCCATATGCTCCAATGGATGAACCATTATCTGTATTTGATTCTTTACTAAAAAGAGGTATTATAATTCCTGGTTTAAAATTAGAAACGATTGATCCAGTGAAGAGTACAGGTTTTGCTTTATCAACAGTTAACAGAAGCATAGCTAGTGCTACAAGATCATTTTCCTCAGATTTAAAAAGAAAGATTAGAGAACCTTCTTATAAGATAGATGTTAAAGAACTTCTAGAAAACTATGATGATATTCTTGCACAACAGTTTACTGCTCAACAGGAAGTTAAAAAAATATATCAAAATTTAGTTGAATCTGAAGGCAGAAAAAGGGCGGTAGAAATTTTAGGGAAGTCTGCAATTAAACAAGTTCTTCCTTCTAAAGAAGCATTAGAAAATATTCTTGATGCTAATAGGTCATTCCCTAGAACTTTATCTAATGATGATAAATATTGGGATGAGGTGATAATAGATCTAGAAGAAGAAGGATATAAAAATGTTCAACCTTACATGGACTATTTAAGAAATCAATTAGAAAAAGTAGAAAATTTTTACTTTGATCGTGATTTAGCTAAAGAACCACCTGAAATTGAAATAGGTTCAAACTAATGGAAATGAATGGACAGTTTCTGTTTCAAGTAGGAGCAGTTATAGCTTCTTTGTCTGGCGCATGGGCGTTGGTAAGATCACAAGTGCATACGCTAAAAGCTAATCAAGCTGAAATAAAAAACTATGTAGATGAATTAAACAGAGAACTGGATACAGCAGAGAATGCTGTGTCTGTTTTAAGAAGTCAGATTAAAGTATTAGCAGACATTCTAAGTCCTGACAATCTAAAACTTCAACACGAATGGCAGGGT